CCAGGACTTCAAAATACTAGCGGAGGCGGTGGTGGCTTAGGTAATGGAAGTAACCCTGGAGAACGCGGCGGATCGGGCATTGTAATCATAAGATGGAATGGCGGTTAAATAACGTATGGCTAAAAATAATAATCCAGGAAGAATTCTAAAAGGTACAAAAACTCAACCCTCACTTAAAGGTGCTAGTGGTATTTGGACTTTGGATGAAGCACTACAATATCATCGCGCCAACCAATGGCCTATACCTAACCTTTATCAACCTGTGTCAAATAGCGTAAGAAACAGCCTCGCTAAGACTTCTTATTTTACATTTACTCCTAATCGAACAGGAAGCAATCGACGATTTACTATGAGTTGGTGGTTCAAATTGGGACAGTTGTCAGCAGCTGGCGGCACACAGCGACATCTTTTTTACAGTTATGATGGCTCAAATTTATTACAAGTATTTTTAGAAAGAGCCAGCGGAACTAACCCTGATTACATTTGTTTTTATGGTGGCGGCACAGATTTACGATTCAGTCCTATATTAAGAGATACAAACGCATGGTACCATTTGGTTATAAGTGTTGATATCAATCAATCAACTTCTTCTAATACTGTTAAAGGATGGTTAAACGGTGTTCAAATGACCATGGCTGGTAGTCAAGCTTCGAGTACTCCTACATATCCAACTGGTTCAACTTATTGGCCTATTTTTCAACCTTATGCATATCAACGTGTAGGCGGCAATTCCAGTGGCGGTACATTCGATGGTTATTTTTCAGAAGTAAATTTTATAGACGGTTACGCTTTACAACCATCATTATTTGGTCAATTTGATAGCAACAATACGTGGGTACCCATTCCTTATACAGGTAGTTATGGAACCAACGGTTTTTATTTGCCATTTACTAACGCACAAACAAGTCAGACTTTAGGGTATGATGCTAGTTTAAATGGAACTCCTACTTATAGTGCAGATCAAGATCCTTATCGTAGCAGTGTTACAATGCATTTTGATGGTAATGGTTTTCCAGGGTCAGTTGGAACATCGACAAATACACTTATATTAGACAGTAGTTCTAATAACTATACAATCACAACCAGTGGCTCAGTAAGTCAAGGAAGTTTTAGTCCATATCCATTTGCTCCAACATCACTTTATAATCCTATAGTTCATGGAGGAAGTGCATATTTTCAAGGAACATCTTCTAGCTATCTAACAGTTCCAAGTAGTTCCAATTGGGCTATTGGTAGTACTGGCACTATAGAAATGTGGGTTTACCCTACAGCCAATAATGCCGGTAATGTAAGATTCTGGTGTGTAAACAATAACTCCTCAGGGTTAGATGCATACTTTAATGGCGGCGCAACTACAGTCTATATGCACGGTGGAGCTGTAGGAACAACTACTTCCATGTCATTAAACACTTGGACACATTTAGCAGTAGTTTATAATAGTGGAACGGTATCGATTTATTTTAACGGTATTAGTCAAACTCTGACTGGTACTACAACTGGATATAATATTACCAATAATGGTACTTTATATATTGGAAACTTCAACGCCCCGGCGACCGGTTATGCATACACTGGATATATGAGTGGTGTGCGTATTACAAAAGGTGTAGCCATTTATACCGGTAATTTTGTTCCAACTAATCGACCATTCGGCACACTGACAAATAATTTAATTACATTTAGCGAAGATTTTACTAATAGTTTCTGGATACCATATAATCTTACAGTTACTACTGGAGCTGGTATTGCTCCAGATGGAACTCCTACAGCTACATTAGTTACTTCTACACAAGTATTTTCAAATTCAAATATTGCGTTTTCATATTCGTCTACTAGTAATTCTTCTCCATACACTTACAGTATCTATGCTAAAGCCGGTACATTGTATTCATTTAGACATCGTGTAGCATTTACAGGCGGTACTGGGTTAGGTTACAGTATTGATGTTAATTTACAAACTGGAACATATCAAACAGGAGAATCTGGATATACAAACGCAAGTATAGCATCAGTAGGTAATGGGTGGTATCGTATTAGTATCACTGCCAGCAATAACGGTACTGGTAATACTAATTATATTGGCCAGTGCTATTTAGGGTCATTGCAAGGCACATCTACAGGTTCGATATATATCTGGGGAGCTCAATACGAACAATCGAGTTCATTAAGTACTTACACACCAACTCCTGCTAACTATTCAACAACACCTAGTTTATTATTAACCTTTGCCACAGCGGCAATTGTAGATGTTGCTGGAGCAAATAACGCAACACCAAGCGGTATTGTTTCGATAACATCTAATAGTAAGAATGGTGCCGGCGCTATAACATTTAATGGTAGTACTGATTATCTAACACTGAATGGATCAACAGGTACCACTTATTTTGGTACAAATAATTTTACTGTAGAATGTTGGTGGCAAGCTAATGGAACACAAACTAACTATGCCCCAATTATTAGTCAAGGATTTACAAGTTCACCACCATCAGGAACATGGGGATTAAAAGTTGCAGGCGCTAGTACTACTAATCTTCAATTTACATACGATGCTGGTCTTGTAAACGTTGGACAAAATATAAATTCATCTATAAACCCTAATGATGGTAACTGGCATCATCTTGCGGTATCTAGAAATTCTTCAACATTAAACATGTATATCGATGGTATACTAGTTGGAAACGCTTCAATTCCTGCCAGCGAAGTAGTAGGAAATACTACTACTCCTATTATTATTGGGTACGAGTCTCGAGATGGAAGCTATTTAAAAGGCACAATAGATGACTTGCGTGTGACCAATGGAGTGGGAAGATATCCCTCGGCATTTAGTCCACCTGCTCGAAGCTTGCCTAATATTGGGGGCAAATCTTTTGTTGCACAAAACATCAATGCCGGTGTAGTACAAAAATTTACTACAGTTGGTACGAATTCATGGACAGCACCGTCAGATGTTACACAAGTTGAAGTACTAGTAGTAGCTGGCGGCGGCGGAGGTGGTTCTCGTATTGGTGGCGGAGGTGGAGCCGGTGGTTTAATCTACAATAGTCAATATCCAGTTACACCGGGACAAACATATACAGTCACAGTCGGCGCTGGAGGATCATCAGCAACATCTATGCCTGGCACACAAGGCGGTAATGGCGGAAATAGTGTTTTTGGAAATTTAACAGCAATCGGTGGCGGTGGCGGTGGCTATTATAATACCTCGAGTGCAACTTTAGGATCGTCTGGTGGTAGTGCAGGCGGCAATGGCGGATACTATACAAACAGTGGGACTAGTGGCACCGCTGGCCAAGGATTTAGCGGTGGTGGAAGTACAGCAAGTCAAGATGCTGGTGGTGGCGGTGGTGGCGCAGGCGGATCTGGAGCTACTGGAGTTTCTGGACAAGGAGGTGCTGGCGGCACTGGATTACAATTTAGCATTAGCGGCATACCAACATACTATGCAGGTGGTGGCGGCGGCGGCCAAGGAACATCAGCAGGTGCCGGCGGATCTGGTGGCGGTGGTGCAGGTTCTACTAGTAATAATAACGCCACTGCTGGAACAGCAAATACAGGCGGTGGTGGTGGTGGAGCAAGAAATTCTTCTGATACGTCAAACGTGGTATCAGGTGCCGGCGGTTCAGGAATTGTATTAATTCGTTATACAACTACAGCCGTAGCAAATACTAGTGATTTAACTACAGATAATTTACTAGATAGTCCAACACTATATGGACATGATTTAGGCAATGGCGGAGAAGTGGTCGGCAATTATGCTACATGGAATCCATTAGATAATTTTTTCAGTGGCGATCCTACCAGTGCAGGCGTGGTTTGGCAAAATAGTAATTTAACTATTGCCAATAATTCAGCATCGTGGTTAGGTCAACGTGCAACCATAGCATACCCTTCAAGTGGAAAATATTATTATGAAGTACATATTGACAGTGGTAGTGGCCCAGGTGTAAGTAGCGGTGTTGAGATAGGTATTACTCAAGCATCTAGTTATCCAGCAGCCGCAAACACTTATATAGATAACACAGCTAGTACATACTGTTATCGATTAAACGGTAGTGTTTACACCGCCGGCTCGCTAGCTAGCTCATCTGTTCCAACATTTAATATAGGTGATACTATCGGTGTGGCATTTGATGCAGGGGCATTAAGTTTAACTTTTTATAAAAATGGTGTAAGTGTATATTCGGCCATTACTGTTGCGGCTAATACTTATATACCAGCCATATCAACATACGCTGTTGTGTCTGTAAGTACCAACTTTGGTCAACGTCCTTGGGCGTACAGTCCTCCAGCAGGTTACTCGGCATTAACTACTAAAAATTTACCAAGACCTGCAATACCGCAACCTAATCAATATTTTGATGTCGTAACTTACACTGGTAATGGATCAACACAAACTGTTACTTTACCAGGTGGTTTCCAACCAGACATGATTTGGATTAAAAATAGATCAACTAACGCTGTGGATCCTGTGATTATGGACAGCGTTAGAGGATCGGACGGCACTCACTATTATGTGCTTGATCCTGCATCAATTAATAATGAAGCAGCTTCTGGTGCATCTTGGTATGGTCAGTATGGATACCTAAGTGCAATCACAACTACTGGTTTTACGGTAGTCAATGGTAGTACTACAGGAAACTATAATACATCTGCCAATAACTACATTGCATGGTGCTGGAAAAAAGGTGCATTGCAAGGTTTTGACATACAAACTTATACATCTGGCGGAAGTACAGATACAATAACACATGCCTTAGGAGCCACTCCGGCTATGATTATTGTCAAATCTCGAAGTTCTAGCAGTGCCAACTGGTGGATGTATCATGTAGGAATTGGAACAGGAAAATCTTTACAATTAAATTCTACTAATGCTTATGTCAATGATACATGGGTAGTAAACAGTAGTACAGTTCAATATAATTATGGTATTGCCAGCGGCCAAACAGCAGTAATGTATCTATGGGCGGCAGTACCAGGATTCAGTGCTTTTGGATCTTATGCAGCTAACGGATCAGCCGATGGCCCATTTGTCTACACTGGATTTAAACCACGTTGGATCATGATGAAACGCTATGATACCGGAAGCGCAGAAAACTGGTTTATCGTAGACACAGCAAGAGATCCGGGCAACTACGGAACAGGTCAACACTATTTGTTGATAACCAATGCTGCCGATGGAACTGGTACAGCTATTCTTGATGTATTGTCAAATGGATTTAAACTACGAAGTACAGCAACTAACGCAGGCTCAGGCGGACCAGCTTATATCTACGCAGCGTTCGCCAGCAATCCTTTCCAAAATAACAACGGTACAGCATTTTAATTCTTAAATATATTTTTAGGAGTTACTATGCAAGTACCATTTGAATTACTATTTGGCGTAGACGTAGCTGTTAAAAAACTACGTCCCAGCGCAAACTTCCAACTAGAAGGCACTAATTTTACATCTTGGTCATGTCCAAACAATAGCCAACCTCCCTCTTGGGCGGAAGTAATGGCACAGATAGAATTGGACAAACAAGCCTACGAAGAATGGCAACAAAATAATTGACCTTGTAACAAAACTGTTATATACTAGTATATCTACAAGGGGATCGTATGATTATAGGTGTGTGCGGTTTTATTGGTTCAGGCAAAGATACTATTGCCGATTATCTAGTTAATTTTCACGGTTATAGACGAGAAAGTTTTGCTGGAAGTTTAAAAGATGCTGTTGCCGCTGTATTTGGCTGGGACAGAACCATGCTAGAAGGACGCACAAAACAAGCTAGAGAATGGCGTGAACAAGTAGACACTTGGTGGGCCAATCGCTTGGATATGCCTAATCTTACTCCACGATACATATTACAATATTGGGGTACAGAAGTATGCCGTACTGGATTTCACGACGATATGTGGATTGCCAGCTTAGAAAATAAACTACGCAATAGCAAGGACGATATTGTTATCAGTGACTGTCGTTTCCCTAATGAAATCAAATCCATCAAAGATGCAGGTGGTATTGTAGTCCGTGTAAAACGTGGAGAAGAACCCAGTTGGTATCAAGATGCTGTAGATATGAACGCTGGCGATCACCACATGAACTGGATGCTGGCAAAAACTCGTATGGATAAACTACAGATTCATGCGTCAGAAACAGCTTGGGTTGGCACTAAATTTGACTATGTTTTTACCAATGATGGTAGCATAGATGACTTGTTTGCCAAGGTTAAAGATCTGGTACAAGATCCCCTTGACGCCATCGAACGCCCTCTTTATGTAGGACTCGAGCACAGTTAGAACAAACTGTTTTTAGATTAACTGGGCGGCAATTGTTCAAATCCCCGTCCACGTGAAATACAGCAAATACTTCACTATGCGGTGACTTAAACCCGCATTTATCACACTGGTTTTTTAAACGATATCCAGCTCGATACCACCGTGGCACTCCAGCATCTGCTCCGTGTTTTAAGCAGACATTACACATACTTCTATAAAACGTTTTACCGTTTTTCTTATAATTTACAGCGGTTGGGCGTAACCCGCACGAACATAGTGGTCTCATATTTTATTTAATTAAACTTGGCCTTTTCGAGACCTTTTCTATGGCGCATATAAGGCATAAAATTCCAAAATGCTATAAATACATACAAGAACATGTTCACATGGAGATTCTAATATGGCTCAACTAAGTTCACCAGGCGTAGCGGTTACAGTAGTAGATGAAAGTTTCTACACACCAGCAGCCCCAGGTACAGTACCTTTAATCGTAGTTGCAACAGCAGCAAACAAAATGAATTCAGCTGGAACTGGTATTGCACCAGGAACAATGCCAGCAAACGCAGGTAAAGTATACTTGCTAACAAGTCAAATGGATCTTGGAAATACTTTTGGTATTCCATACTTCCAAACTGACGCAGAAAATAATCCAGTTAACGCTGGCGAATTAAACGAATACGGTCTACAAGCTGCACACAGCTTCTTAGGCGTAAGTAATCGTGCTTATGTTGTACGTGCTGATGTTGACACAAGTCAACTACACGCTCGCGCAGCAGCTCCAACAGGATTGCCAGCAGATGGTACATTCTGGTTTGATATTGCAGATAGCAATTTTGGTATTTTTGAATGGGACGGTGGTAGCACAAAAGCTTCTGATTCCGACTATTCAGAAACAGCACAATCTTTTGTTAACCAAACAATCACAGTTATCACTGACGCAACACTAGTTGGCGAAAACGGTGGCCCAATCAAGAGCTATGGTCAAGTTGGTGCATACGCTATCGTTGCAGCTACTACTGATCAAGCTGTTACATTGTGGTACAAGAAACAAGCAACTGATACTCTAGCAGGTACATGGGTAGAAGTTGGAACTAGTTCTTGGAAAGCCAGCTACCCAGCAGCAGCCGGAACTATTGCTCCTCCAGCAACTGGCGGCACCGCAATTGGATTTGGTCCTGCAACAGTATTTGAAGGTCATATCAGCGGAACAACATTGACTATTACTAGTGCTCCAACACAAGGTGGCTCACCAGTAACTATTACTCCAGCACTAACAAATGGTCCATTGATAGTAAGCAATGATACTAACTACCGTAGTGGTACACGTATTACCGTACAAGTTGATGGTACTCCTGGCGGCATTGGTACATATACTGTTAGCCAGAATTATCCTAGCAGATTCCCAGGTGGAGATGCTAGCATCAGCCTAAGTATTGATAGTCTAACAGCAGACACATTCTTGATCAACAGCGTACACATTCCTATCAGTTCAAGCAGTATTTCAGATCTAGCAAGTAGCATTAGAAGTACAATGAATGGTCTAAACATTGGTATTTCAGCAGCTGAGTTTAACGGTAAACTATACATTTATAGCGATGGTACAGCTAATGGCGGTACTGGTGAATTCCAATTGAATGGTACAGCAGTTAGCAAGTTAGGTTTGGAATCATCAACTACTTACTATCCACCAGCATTACAAATCAGTACACACTTTAACGTTCCAGCATTCAAGACCACAACAGGTCGTGGATACGGTTCAAGTACTACAGCAGGCGGTAAGCCAAGCGGTAGCGTCTGGGTTAAAACAACTAGCGTAAACAAAGGCGCAAATTGGGTTGTTAAGAAATATAATGCATCTTTAAATACATGGATCATTCAAAGTGCTCCAATGTACGCAAATGGTGCAGCAGCTCTAGCAGCTCTAGATCCTAAAGGCGGTGGTGCAAACTTGTCAGTTGGCACAACTTATGTTAAGTACGACTTGTCAGGAATGGACGTTGCAGACTTTAAGATTTTTGCAAGAAGCGGAGTTGGTGCAACAGTAGTTACAAGTATTCCAGTAACCGTAGGCGGTTCAGGATTTACTAACGGTACACAATATGCGTTTGACATCAGCTGGAGCACAACTGGTGCTAGTGCATACACAGCACCTACAACAATTACTTTTACAGCTGGTTCATCAGCAGATGCTACTATTACACAAATATTAGAACAATTTACTAATATTAATGATGCAAATATTCTAGCAAAACGTGTTGGTAATACAATCAGTATTAGTCATTTAGCTGGCGGTGATATTGTATTCACAGACGGTGAAAATAGTCCATTATCTAAATTGTTTACAGCTGATGTTACAGCAAACTATCACATGACAGATGATGGTTCGTCAACAATCGCTAGCTTATGGGTATCAACAATCGCTGGACAAGGATTTATTGTTCCAAGTTTAACACCTCCAACAACAACTCCAGAAGATCAAACACTATGGTATAACAGCGACATTACTGAAGTTGATATTATGGTAAATGCTGGTCCTGGTAACGGTTGGGTAGGTTACGGAACTGCAGCTGGTAAAGCTGTAGTTAACGGTGGAGTAAGCCAAACAACAACAGATGCAATGGGCCCAATCGTAAGTGCAACAGCACCTAAGACACAACAAGACGGTTCAACAGCACTAAGCCACGGTGATATTTGGGTTAGTACAGCTGATTTAGAAATGTTCCCAACAATCTATCGTTGGGACGAGTTGAATAAGAAATGGGTTCAAATTGACACAGCAGATCAAACAACTAGTCAAGGTATTGTATTCGCCGACGCTCGTTGGAGTGACAACAGCATGTTAGGCACACCACAAACAGGTGCAGGTGCTCCAGATGCTATTGCTGATTTGTTAAACAGCAGTTATGTTGACCCAGATGTAGAAGATCCAGCATTATTCCCAACAGGAATTTTACTATGGAATCTACGTCGTTCAGGTTACAACGTTAAGAAATATGTTAAGAACTATATTGACACAACAGCATTAAACACAATGTACGGTAATGCGTTAATGACTAACTATCATCCAGATCGTTGGGTCAGTGATGCTCCAAACCAAATCGATGGTGCAGGAACATTTGGACGTAAAGCTCAACGTGCTGTAGTATTGAAAGCTCTAACAGCAACAATCGAAAGCAATCAAAACATTCGTCAACCAGACACAGTTATCTATAACTTGTTAAGTTGCCCAGGATACTTAGAAACACTAAGCCCATTAATCAGCTTGAATACAGATAACGGCCAATCAGCGTTCATCGTTGCAGATAGCCCAGCACGTTTAACACCGGATGCTACAAGTTTAAGCAACTGGGGTAACAACGTAAATGGTGCAGCTGTAGACGGAGACGAAGGTCTAATCGCTACAAATAGCTATGCAGCTGTTTACTATCCATGGGGTTACACACAAGACTTAACAGGTAACAATGTTGTTGTTCCTCCAAGTCATATCATGTTGCGTACAATCGCTCTAAGCGATAACGTTTCTTATCCATGGTTTGCACCAGCTGGTGTACGTCGTGGTGGTGTAACAAATGCTAGCTCAGTTGGTTATGTAGATGGTCAAACTGGTGAATTCCATACTGTTGCTCTAAACGGCGGACAGCGTGATACATTAGCTGGAATCCACGTTAACCCAATTACATATCTTGCTGGAACAGGTTTGGTATGTTATGGACAATACACACGTCAATTAGTAGCAAGTAGCTTAGATCGTATCAACGTTGCACGTCTAGTAATTTACTTACGTTACCAATTGAATAAGATTGCTAAACCATTCATATTTGAGCCTAACGATACAATTACACGTAACGAAATCAAGCAACAAATTGAAAACATGCTTCTTGAATTAGTTGGTCAACGTGCGTTATACGACTTCTTAGTTGTATGTGATAAATCAAATAACACACCAGCTAGAATCGATAGAAACGAGCTGCATGTCGACATAGCAATCGAACCAGTCAAATCAGTTGAGTTTATCTATATCCCAATGCGTCTAGAAAACACTGGTGCTATAGCTGGTCTTGGCGCATAATTAGGAGAACATAAATGGCAATCGCAGCATTATCAAATTTTACAGTACCACTAGCTAGTGACCAAAGTGCAGGTTCACAAGGCATGCTAATGCCTAAACTGAAGTATCGCTTCAGATTGAACTTTGAAAACTTTGGAAAATCTAGCCCAACAACAGAACTTACAAAACAAGTTCAAGAAGCGGCTCGTCCAAGCGTCAAGTTTGCAGACCAAGTAATTGATATCTACAACAGTAAGATTCACTATGCTGGTAAGCCAACTTGGGATCCTATCACAATTAAATTGCGTGACGATGTTACTGGCGCTGTTACTACACTAGTAGGCGAACAGAATCAGAAACAATTCGACTTCTTCGAACAAAGTTCTGCAGCTGCAGCTGGTGACTACAAGTTCACACTACGCATTGAAATGCTTGACGGCGGTAACGGCTCGAGTGCTCCAGTTGTGTTAGAAACATGGGAACTATATGGTTGCTATCTAGCAAGCACAAACTGGGACGATATCAAATACAGCGAACAAGGTGCTGCAACAATCACCATTAGCATTCAATTTGATAACGCAGTTCAAACAACTGGCGGATCATTAGGATCACCAACACCAGTTAGATTGACTCCTGGCGGCACAAACAGTATTGGTAGTTAATTAAGAAAGCCTAGGCAACTAGGCTTTTTTATTGACTGATCATTAAATGCTCAGTTTATTTTTTCGATAAATATTAGCATGGCCTTCACTCCAAACTCTGAATTAAAATCTAATACACCTATGGTGTTTAAAGATTGGCAACACGCTGCCGATCTGTTTAATGTTGATCAGTTTAGACTGGCTCCAAAAAGCAACTTCTTATTCCATGTGGCTTTTGGAATAAATCAAGGAGCATTACAAAATGCACAGTTAGTTCAACGCTATGGCCAAGAAATAAACATGTTGGTTAAGAATATCGATCTTCCAAGTTTTGGTATTCAAACAGAAGTTTTAAATCAGTATAACCGTAAAAAAGTAGTACAGTATCAAGCAAAGTATAACGAAATTGGTATCAAGTTCCATGACGATAATATGGGCTTGATTAATCAGCTGTGGCAAAATTACTTTACCTACTACTATGCAGATTCTAGAAGTGCTACTAAACCAGGAGCATTTGCTAGAAACGCTACTCAAGGATATAGTAGTGCCATGCCAACTCCTTATGGATTTGATAACGGAAGCACACAGCCATTTTTTAACTATATTAAAATTTATCAAATGGCACGTCATGAATATGTTTGCTATCAATTATACAATCCTATAGTGACCAGTTGGAACTATAACAAAGTAGATTATAGTAATACAGGTGTACACGACTTTGATATGAAAATTATCTACGAAGCTGTTAGTTTCAGCGCAGGCGCTGTCGAAGCTGGTATGCCAGAAGGATTTGGCCTAACACACTATGATAGTAATCCAAGTTCACTAACTGGTACTACTAGTGCAACCGCTGGCGGCCCAAGTTTTGTAAACTCCATAGATTCAAGTACTATAGCACCGGGCGTGTTACAAAATGCAATTAATACAGTTAATCAAAATCAAAATTCAAGCGGTGGCATAGGAGTAGGCAACTTGGTTGCAGGAGCAGGTCTATTAACAGCAGGCATTGGCTTATTCAACGCTGTTGGCGGTTTGAGTGGTATAGGAAGTGCTATTAGTGGCGCGGCTAGTGCTGTAGGCGGAGCAATTAGTGGTGTTGCAGATACTTTATTCCCAGGTTCTAATAAAAACGCTACTGATTCTAATAGTACTACAAATGACGCAAACACTACTCAATCATCAAGCGAT